TGTCTAATGCTATAGAACGAATTAGTGTAGCAATGACTGCTGTACGTATGAATGAATCAAAAGGAAAAAAATAATGTTGACACGTAATGAAATGATTAGTCAATTGTTAAAAAAAGAATGCCGCGTAATATTTACCAAAGTTAATGGTGAAGAGCGTGATATGACTTGCACACTTATGGCAGAAGCGCTTCCAGCCAGAGCAGCTACCTCAGATGAAAAAGCTGAGCACGGAGCGGTCAATGAAGAAACAATTCCAGTTTGGGATGTTAACAAGCAGGCATTTCGGTCCTTCCGTGTAGAGAACGTGTTATCATTTACATGATATAAATAGTTTTATACGATAGGGAGATCCATATGTATTTAGATCCAGAGTTGGTTCAATGGGTAATTGTTGGAGGTGCTACTCTTTGCGCTTTCATGATTGGTAGAGAATGGGGCAACAAAGATAAGAATGATCTGATTGAAGATACAATCACATACCTTTGTGAAGAAGGTTTCATTAAGTTTAATAAAAAAGCTGATGGTGAGATTGAAATAATTAGAATTGATGAAAAATAACTGTTGACCTTTGGTTAATAATATGTTATAATAAGTTATACATTATGGAGGTGCCCACATGGCTCGTAAGATATTGACTGCTGAACAACAGGCTGCTAAAGTAGCTAAGATGAAAGCTACTAAAGCTGCTAACAAAGCTAAGGCTTTAGAAGAGTTTGGATTAGCTACTAAGCCTGCTAAGAAAAAGTTTAAGAAGAAACGAACTATGACTGACGAGCAGAAGGCTGCTGCTAGTGAACGACTAGCTAAAGCTCGAGCTAAAAAAGGTCCATCTCAGAACAAGTTGATCGACGAAGGGGTTCGTAACCTCCCTGACGATAATCCACTATCGTTGGTCAACGTTCGTTCTTGGATTAAAGAAAACAAAGAGTTGCTACAGGGCATTAAGTCTCTGAAGGACTCTAAGGATTCTAAAGAGCGAGAACAATATCAGAAGGTTGAGACGTATGTTTCTAACCTTGAAGCTTACTTACGTAACGGAGTTTACTTAGATTTCTTCTACGGTTCTCGTATGCAGAATAAAATTAAATTGAGGGTCACTCATATGGCATACAATAGCGATGGTACACCTAAGCGTTCTGCAGGCCATTGGTATCCAGACATTGGACTTTACACACAGGAGATGTTTAATAATAATGATTGAAGCAAAAGAGGATAAGCAGTTCCTAACAAAGGCAAAGTTTGCCAAGCTAATTGAGGGGACAGTCACGAAGAAGCGATTGTCCTACATGGATGCAGTAATACATCTATGCGAATCATACGAAGTTGAACTGGAGGAAGTTCGTAAGTTCATCTCTCCAGTGATAAAGAATAAGTTGGAAGCTGAAGCTATGCGGCTCAACTTTTTACCAAGAGTCAATGAACTACCTATTGACTAATACTAAATAGTGCTTTATAATGATACACACATACAAACATATAAACATACGGAGAATAAAATATGTCATTCGCAAATCTAAAGCGTAACAAAACAGATCTATCTAAACTAGTTGAGACTGCACAAGCAGCAGCTGGTGGGTCAAACACTAAGCGTCAATCTGACGATCCTCGCTTCTGGCAGCCAACACGTGATAAGGCTGGTAACGGTTATGCTGTTATTCGGTTCTTACCTGGTGATGCAGAAGCAGCCACACCCTGGGTACGTTATTGGGATCATGCATTCAAAGGACCATCTGGTCAATGGTATATCGAAAAGTCTTTGACTTCTATCGGTCAGCAAGATCCTTTGTCAGAGTTAAACTCACAAATGTGGAACTCAGGCATTGAAGCTGACAAGACTACTGTACGTAATCGTAAGCGTAACTTACGCTATGTTGCTAATGTACTAATCGTATCAGATCCATCTTCACCTGAGAACGAAGGCCAAGTGAAACTATATCGCTTTGGTAAGAAGATCTTTGATAAGATTATGGACTCTATGCAGCCTCAGTTTCCTGATGAGAAGCCTGTCAACCCATTTGATATGTGGGAAGGTGCAGACTTTACTATTAAGATTCGTAAGGTTGAAGGATATCCTAACTATGATGCATCTACGTTCAAAGGACCGACACCTGTAAATGGTTCCGACGATGAGCTAGAAGCTATCTACAACAAGCAGCATGTGATGGCTGAGTTTACAGATCCTAAAGAGTACAAGAGCTATGCAGACTTGCAGAAACGTCTTGCTACTGTATTGGGTGAGCAAGCTCCTCGTCCTACTATGAAGCAAGAAGCGGCTTTGGAACTCAATGATGAGATCCCTACGTTTGATTCTACACCTGCTCCAACAGCACCTGCTGCAGCTCCTGCACCAATTACGACTGCAGAGTCATCTATGTCTGATGATGATACTATGTCGTACTTTGCTAAGTTGGCTGCTGACGACTAGTACTAAGGACCTATAATATTGAAGCCTCCACCATTGAGATTATCAGAGGTGGGGGTTTCATTTGCAACGATTAACGAGCTACTAGAATTGTTCACAACACTACTGTCTACAATTACAGGAGTTGTTCCACCCATCCGGGCAGCAGCATTAGCAGTTACACTATTAAGTTTTTCTCCAGAGAATACATTTACCAATTCACTTATGAAATAATCTACAGCCTTTTGAGTCTTTGTCGATATATTAAGAACCGTTTTATTAGCTTCACCCTCACCAATACCGGTTGCAGAGCTAAATCTTTCTTCTAAGTTCATTGCACCTCCGTAAACCCTCTCTCCAGAGTTCATTCTACCTAATGAACCGTCTGGAAGACTATACTGCTTCTCTTTTATACCTCTCGCCCAGTTAGATATATCCTCAACCATGGTTACTGCTCCAGTAATTATCTGTGCTACAGCTGAGACAGACGCTTCTCCTGAAGTAACAACTCTTCCTTCATTTTCTGCTTTTAAGCGAGCTCGTTCAATACCAGATGTTCCTTCAAGGAAGAAAGCAGCATATCCTAAAGCCTTGCCAGTACCTCTAAGAAGTTTATTAGCAGCTCCTTTTCTAGTTGCTGTTGATCTAATCGAATCAACTTGCTCTAACACATCAGTAGCTTTTAAGAACATTGTGGGTTTGCCTATAGCTCTAAACCTAATACCCTTACCCGTATCTACAGCTTCATATCCTGCCTTTGCCAAATCGTCAGCGTAAGAAGGTGATATTAATTTTAAAGCAGCTTTTTGTGAAGGTGTATTTGCAACATTAGATATAGTGGCAGCAAATGGAGCACGAGGAACCTTTACAACTGAACCACCTTGGCCTGTTCTAACTGTTCTACCAGAAGCTACTGGATCTCCCATTTGAGGCAGATCAGTTATATCAAACCCATTCATAGAACTTAATAAACCTCTTTGAGCTCTATTGCTACCCAATCTTGCCAACCTATTCAATCGCTTCTGTTCTTTTACATATTCTTTTTGCAATTGCTTTTTGCTTTGAATGTCAGCTTTGTTCCCTCGCTCAATTTGCTCTAACTCTATACGAGCTTTACGAGCAGCACGGTATTCTTTTTCAGCCAACTCTTTAGCTTGAAATTTAGCATCAGCGTCTAGTGCATTAGCATTTAATACACTTCTATTTTTGAATGATTTGGCAGCTTCTTGAAATCGCTGTTGTCTAAACTTCTCTTCTCTTAAAGCAGCTTTTCTATCAGCTTGTATTTTTTTCTGATTTTCAATAATCTCTGCGCGTTCAGCTTTTACTCTTTTTGCTTCCGCTCCCTCAGCTCTTGCTAAATCTTTTATAGCAAGTCTGTTCATCTTTCGTTGAGTGTCTAAATTATCAGCTAACGCGTTTTGTATTGCTTTACCTGTTGCGTACATTGTAGTGAAAATAGCTTTCCTAAACACAAACCCAGCTGCAGCGAGTATACCCTTCACTATCGCCATAGGAGTTAGTCCAGCTAAAAAAGCGAGGGGGTTAAACTTTGATGCAGCTGCACCCACACCTGCTAGTATTCCCTTTCCGCCTCCACGTGTGGGTAACTTTCTATTCCTATCGAGCTTATCCTCTAAACTATCCAATCGAGATCGCTCTTGAATGGAGAAAAACCTAGTAAAGTTTTTATCAAGATTGTCTAAGCTCTTGTTAGCCTCATCTTGATTCTTAATTATGGTTCCGTTATCTTCTTGGATACGAACTGCTAATTCGGATATACTAGTCATGTTTCCTACTTTTCTTGTGCTTGACGCTGCATTTCTAAATGGTTAATAAGCATTGTAACGTATATTTCCCTTTCCCAAGGTAGCATTGTATTTAAATCGTTTAGCGAGTAATTATGATTTTCCATTAGTAAGAAATTGGTTTCATAAAAATTAGCTAGCGTTTCATGGGAAAGGGCTACTCGAAAAAATCCTGTAACCCTGCTAATGTGTATTTATTGTCAGTCTCACATTTACTACATTTAAATTCTATTTCTTTTACAATCGTTGGTGTGTTTTCCACAAAGGTTCTTAATGAACTAAACTGATTTGCTGTCAGTGACTCAACAAAATTTGTTAATTCTTCTTTAGTTGAATCTACAGCAAGTAGTCTTTCGTCCTCCGTGCATACAGCTTCAATACAACTTATAACTGTACTGAACATTTGTTCTGCAAAGGAAGAAGGATCAATTATTGCGGTGTTGGATATAGCCTCCTTGTAAGGCAGATGCCTCATTTCAATTGATATATCTTCTGTTATTGATATGTTTCTCGACTCCCTATCAAAGACTTCCACTTCTATACTATCTAAAGCTACAGATGTCTCTGTGACGTGATCACAATCATCTGATTGACAGATAAGATGCATTGCAATTGTTTCTCCAACAGACTTGGATCTAATTTGAGTAAATAAGTATTCGATGTCATATACAGTTAATAAATCAACATTAACGTTGTCTGTATTTAAACATTCGGTTATAAGATTTACAGTCGCATTAAGTATCTGCTTTTCATCTTGTGATTCCAGAGCAATTAATAAAACTTTTTCTTCTTTTACCAAGTAAGGTCTGTATTGAGTTTTAACTCCGCTAGAGGGAATAACAACATCATATCTTGAGATGTCTGTTAGTTGGGGTAGTGCCATGATTTAATCATCCTTATTATTTTGAAGTCCAATTTGTATATGAAAGCTGGACACTGAGCTTGACTAGTCCATCAAGCTCATTAGTAAATTCAATCGAGTTCATTGTTGTTGGGAAAGCATCTAATAGCGTACATTCATACACTATCGATTCTCTTGTAGTTATATCTAGGTCTAGATTCAATCCAAAGATTTTATCTATAGGGAAATCAAATGCCATTCCCTTTTTAAGTTGCTTCACTCTCACTTGCTTAGTAAATTCGTTAGCATAGCCTATTTCGTAAGTGTCTTGATTAACAACTTTATTCTGCCACGTCTCAAAATACTTTCTTATGTTATAGTCATTCATAACATGAAAGGTTAGGTTGATATCATCCGAAGCAAATCCATTAGGCATCTTGCGAGCCTTCATGCCAATCAATCTTTCCTGAGTCATTATCTGTCTACCAGGCATGTTGACATTGGTGCAAAGCACATTTAGCTCTCTTGTATCGTATACTCCCAACGAAGGTAACTCTACTAAGAATTGATTAGCAGAAGCTAATCCTCTACCTTTACTTACTGCAGCTTTCAATTGGTTTACACTCATCTGATCATCTTCCTTGAATCGGTATACACTTGGCCACCACTACCCTTTTGCCATGAAGCCATTGGAAGAAATGTTGCGATCTCCCATTCTGGAGCTGGGACAATAGCAAATTTGCTTTTAACTTGAGCTGTTAGGTAATGCTTATAGCAAGGAGCAAAGTACTTCATCCGAGCTGATTTCTTTAGATAGTTGTACGATACAGCAAACCTTGTCTTCTCATCGTACGCTTTATTAGTTGTATTATCCAACAACCCATCTAGGAACTTAGCTCTTAGTGTGGGAGGTAGATAATGTAAGTTCAAACCATAGAACCCACCAGGAGCTGAATCAACAACAATTGTGAGTGGGAAAGAGTCATAGTATGGTAACTTGTCTCTCGTCTTTGGTTGATAAAAGAACATAGCCATGGCACCAGGTTGAAACTCACCAGCCAACTCGATTGGTTCTTCTTTCATAATTGCATTACGATTGACACGTCTCATTGACTGGGCCTTTTTACGGAACCATTCTCTGGACTCTTGGGTACGAGGTGTAATACCTTTACGAAAGGCTTCCATCTCTAGTGTTTGAAATAAATTGCTCATGTGCTTATTTATACCTATTTTTTAGTCTTTTTCTTACGGAATGGTTTTAAAGGCTTGAGCTTTTTTAATGCACCCTTTTTAGATTGTTTAGGCATGATGCCCATTTCCGTAAGATGCTTCTCTGTCCATATTTCAAACGACCAACCACGATCCTTTGCATAGACTTCAGCAGTCTCCCATTTGTTTCTATTCTTAACATATGTCATAGCTTCGTTGATGTAACGCTTAGACTTGTCTGGTCGTTTTGGTGGTCGAGTCTCTTTGTCTGGTTTGACTTCAACGAGTAGAGTCTTGCCATTGGTAAATGTGATCTTTAGATCCATAAAGTAACGATGCATCCGCTTGTCAACATCCCAGAAGTATGGTATAACCACTTCTTCACTACACCACTTCTTAATATTGTGGCTGTTAGTGACATCGCACCAATAGAAGCAATGACGCTCCCACATTGACCTATATACAACTTTATCTGGGTCTCCACTGTACTTTGATCTATTTTTAACTATATACTTTCCTGAATAAGCCATATAAATACTTCCATAAGATAACACTATTTATTGGATAATTACCTATGGATGATTTAAGAGCACAAAGAACATCTAGCTACCGGGCTGTACAGAAGTATGAGTTTCCTCTCGATAAAGAATCGACTAAGTATCAAGCTAAGATAATCTTTAACGCTCGAGAAGTAAAGTCGTTTGATGTTAACTTTTTATTCGATATGGCTGCTATGTCTCAAACTGTTGTTGATACAAACAATCCTAATGAAGTAGCCCAGTTTGAGAGAGATATTAAACAAAAGCAAAAAAGTGCTCAAGAATCTGGAGAGGCTGTATACCAATCCAATTACGGTAACGGTATTCAATCCTCTATGCAAAAAGCTACAGGTCAAAGCTTTAAAGGTGGATCAAAAGGTAAGGCTACATTGTACTTACCACAAGCAATACAGATTGCTGATCAAGCTAGCTACGATAATATTGACTTGGGTATATTGGGAGCAGGAACTCAATCAGGATTGCAAGCCGGAGCTGCTATTTTACCCAAATTATATGAAGATGGAGTTAATGCTGCTTCGTCTATTTTAGCTGCGTTAAGTGGTAACGCTGGTGGAACAACTCAAGAGCTGGCACGATTGGCAGTGACCCGAGCTGCTAATAAAATTCCTGGGCAGGGAGTATCTGGAGCTGTAAGCGCAGCAACGCGCGTTGCAATCAATCCTAACACAAGAGCACAATTTAAAAGTATACCACTAAGAGAGTTCACATTCAGTTTTAAAATGATACCTACTTCTAAAGAAGAAACTAATCAGATAAAAGGTTTAATAAAGTTTTTCAGAACTCAATTGTATCCGGAGGTAATACCTTTAGGAGACATCAACGCAGGTTATAAGTTTCCTAACGTATTTGAAATTGATATTAAATATGGAGATGATAAACAGCTTGCCACAAAAATACTTCCATCATATATCAAAACGTTCTTGGCTACTTACAACTCTTCTGGAATGGGTTTTTTAGAAGGTGGTGACTTTAGTGAAGTCGACATAACAATGTCCTTTATAGAGTCTGGTACTCTACATCAGAAATTAATAAAAGAGGGTTATTAATATGTACTTCAAAAGATTCCCTATGGTATACTATAACTTTGGTGATAACGAAGCTAACACCATCTTTCCCAACATAACAGCATATGTCGACATAATAGATCAAGTGAAGCAAGAGGTGTCTTTTTATGACAAATACACTATACTAGATGGTGATAGACCTGACACAGTTTCGCAGATGCTATATGATACTCCTGACTTCCATTGGACGTTCTTTGCTATGAATGATGGGTTGAGAGAGTCTGGATGGCCTTTGGCTTCCCATAAACTCAGAGCTCTTGTAAAGAAAAGATATCCTCATAGAACAGTTACGACAGAATCTAATATTGCTTCTATATTTCTTCCAGGTACACCTGTAGTGGGTAAAACATCTGGTACAACAGGTATTGTGATAGAGCGTAACCTTGACTTGGGCCAAATTGTTATTGCTTCTGATAAAAATGGAGCAGGGTTAAATAACAACTTTGGGCAGACAGAGCAGATTGCTGGTGGTACAACAGCAGAAGAGCAAACTGTTCAGCTAGCTACTTTAATAGGCGAGTCGGAACAGTTCAACGCTCCTTTGTATTATAAGAACACATCTGGAGACATTGTAGATATTGATCCGTATAATCAAATAACTTCTGGACTTATACCTACTACCGTTATGGAAGATAATATGGACTTTAATGATAGGTTAAAAGAAATTATTATAATAAAACCTGATAGTGTAACTAGTGTGGTGAGTGAATACTTCAGGTTGCTGAAAGATTAATATGTCCGAAACTACTCCTCAAAGCGAATATATAATCGAACGCGCAATATTTACTGCCGATCGATTACCAGGCACAGCAATTGCTCCTATGGACCTAAGTGGGTCTATCGCAGAGTTGGTGATATATGAAAGTATTGAATTGCCATATCTCACTGGTGCTGTTGCTATAGCTGATAGTGTTAAGTTCAGAGATGCTATGGGAATAAAAGGAACAGAAAGATTAGAAATAGCTTTACTAGCAACTAAAAATTCTGCTCCTATAATAAAAACATTTATGATAACAGGTATTGATAAAAACATATCTGTTAACGAACGAACAGATTTAATCACACTTACCTTATTAGAAGAGCACGCTTATCTAAGCGGTGTAATGAAGATGAGTGAATCATACACTGGTAAGCCAGAAAATATAATCAATAATATATTATCATCTCAATTGAATAAAGAGTTGTCAAACGAAGGCAATGTAAATCAACAACAAAGAATGAAAGTTAATATACCTTATTGGATGCCTCTACAAGCATGTGACTGGCTTAGAGATAGGATGTCTTATTCATACGGCAGTCCATTCTTTTTATACTCTTCTTTAAGAGACGATAAGATACATCTAGATGACTTAGACAACCTTATGAGAAAGGCTGCATGGAATAAAAGTGACCCATACACATTCTCACAATCAGCTCACAATCAAGTACCAGATCAAGTTGGGCCTGATATGAAAAGATCAGAATTTTTTCATGTAAAGTCCTACAGAGCTCAAAAAATAGAAAGTACATTCAGACTTGCGCAAGCTGGTGCTATAGGGTCTGAATTTAAAACTATGGATATATCTTCTGGATCATTTTTAGATAATGCAAAACATGACTCTAGAGATACATTAAACAGACTTGTGCAGAGTGTAGAATCAAACTCTGACATAGATGCAGCTATAGGATATGATACAAGCCTTGTTTTGGGCAATGGTAAAGCAATAGGAGAGCTCCCCTCTAAAGTCTTTAGTGGAGTTGTAACTACAGGGTTGTTTTATGAAAATGATGGTGTGACAACAATAAGCAGTTACCACGAAGAATCTAAACAACAAGCTCTTTACAAATCAAAGATAAAATCGGCTTCTCTAAGAACTATACTAATGAATAATGTTATTACGATAAATGTACCAGGTGCACCATACATCGCCGCTCAACAGAATATAGGGGTAGGGTCTAATCTTACACTTAATTATCCAGCACCAACTCAATCAGCAGAAAGTTTAGCGTCTGGTGAACCGAGCTTAGATAAAAATAGATCAGGTAAGTTTTTAATTTATAGAACAATGCATGTGTTTTCAGACGGTAAATATAATGTTCAAATGGATATTGTAAAACTTACTAATAAGATAGGTGGTGTACAATGAGAACAATAAACACAGAGTTTTATGGTGATGATTCCAGATGGTTTATTGGAGTGGTTTCACAGATAGGTGATGTAAGAAACCTAGGTAGAGTTAGAGTACGTATATTTGGTATTCATAATGAAGATACATCTAAAATCAAGATAACCGATCTACCATGGGCGTCTGTGATTGTACCTGTTACTCAAGGTGGTGTATCTGGTTCTACTATGCCTGATGGTATACAAGTAGGTGCTCAAGTCTATGGTATATTCTTAGACGGTAAGCATTCGCAATCACCTCTTATATTAGGTTCTATACCACAAGACTCTGGAATGAGAGTTATAGTAGATGAACCATCAGATTCCTTTGCGTTGGCAAAACCTTCTAAGAATGAAAGTAATATCCGAATCGGTGATGAAGTTACTAAAGTAGAAGCAGATAAACTTGTAGCAATGGGTGAGCCCAACCCTATTATTGGAACAGTTGTTAATACGAGACAAGCTGAGCTACTAAATGTGGGTGCTTCTGGATCTGGAATATTAAATCTTAATCTTATTGGTTCTACTCGTCAAGAGCAAGCTTTTAATTATCTTAAAGGTTACTTCGAAACAAATGGTAACATTGGTGATCCAGGATCATGTGCTGCAGCATTTGTGGGTAATTTTATCCATGAGTCGGGTCACAATTTGGACCCTAAAGCTAGACCTCCTAGAGAGCCAGCTGTAGGTATAGCTCAGTGGAATTCAAGACAACCCGAACTAAAACAATTTGCGAATAGTGTATCTGGAGCAAGTTATTTAAACTTCTCAGTTCAATTAGCATTTGTAGTACATGAGCTGGAGAATAAACAATCAAGAAGAACTTATTCTCGATTAGTCAATTCTAGTACGATTATAGAATACACCGAAGTTGTTATGGCTCTTTACGAGACTCCTTCTACCGCTTATAACTATCACAAAGAATCATCATTCATAAGCAACTATAACATCCATGCTCGTAACGGTGGTATCAGAGGTGCTGTAAAGAAAACATCTAGACAGAGTAGTGCTTTATTGGCTTACTCAGCAGCATTTGAGAAGAGATTAATATCCGCTAAGGAAGTATCTAGCAAATTTGGAGATGCGTAATGGCAACTATATCAGAAATTAACAGTATATTAAAAAGTGTAAAAGTTGGCGCTGGTTTCAACTCTCTCGTTCAAGATACATCAGCCGTTGCTTCTAATGTTCAAGCTTTAAACTCAACAAGCCTTGGAGGTCTACTGAATGAGACTCTAAGTGGTGTTCAATCTCTTAATACATCAGTCAACACAGCATCTAGTATAGCAATACTATCTCAGAACATACCAGGTATACAGGATCAGATAATAAAAGATGTGAGTAGTAGTAAAACAGACCTAGATGCCATAACAGGTGCTACAGTATCTAATGGTTTTTTGGATGTTGTTATTACATGTCCTACTCCAGAAGGAGTGAAGGCATCGATAGGAGCTATAGCTACTCCAACTGCTTCACAGACTGAAACAATTATTGGTAACATAACTCCAAAGAAATATTCAAGTCAAGTCAAGGACATATCTACCAAGGACTTTTCTGATTTCTCAGGTGACTTTTCCAAATCGTTGGGTTCTTTTGTGTCATCATTTACCAACCAATCGAGCACTCAAACAGGCAATCCAATACAAGATATACTCTTGCAGTCAGATAAAACTCCTTTGACTGTGATAGAGAACTTTGGAGTTCCTAAAAACCAAGCTGTGGCAGTGCTTGTATTATTACAAGCTAAGGAAGATCGCAAAGCTATAATTCTAGTTCAACAACTAACTAAGAAACCTATAGGAGATATAGAGACTTTTATATCTTCTGTTCCTATCACTATCAATGAGCAGCTCCAAGTAAATACATCATTTGCCTCTACAACAGGTACATATGATGTATCAAGTAAGAATAACACATGGGTAGGTCCTACTACCCAAGATAACTACTTTGACATTATTGCTACTCAAGAACAACTAATAGTTGAATTTATTGTGGCTAATAGAGAGATAACAGAACTAGTATTTTATGGTCACGAGATGACACCTAATCAAGTACTTACTGCAAAGGATATACACGCATCGTATGTTGCAGATGGAAATGATGGCATACCGTTCCACTATGTAATACAATCTAATGGTAACCTACAGCGCGGTAGACCTCTATCAGTAGACGGCACATACTCCACAACCCATGATAAGTACTCTGTGGGTATAGTTGTTCCCCACTATCAAAACAGTGATGCTTCGGTTCAGCAAGGTGCTACCATTAGCAAGATACTTGCAGCTTTTTATCAAGTATGGCCTGGAGGTCAAGTATTCGATGCGCAAGAGGATTTGGATGAATCTCAAGTATCAGTAGGTGTTTCAATTGCAAGTTATATGGAAACATTTAAAAAGGTTAATAACGGAGGATCTGGTAGGTCCTTTTCAACAGCTCAGTTAATTAGTGCTGCGCAAGGAAATGTATAATGGGTAAGACAAACAATGTGGAATCGGTTGTTAGCCGAGAGGTAGTTCAAGGGTCAGGTGCGGTACACTCTCAGGGGTTGGCAAAGCATCCCTTCTCTGACAATACAGGAGCTTACCCCAAAGCTGGGAAAGAAGGCAAGCCAGTAACAACACAAGGTGGATTATTAATTAATACATATGGTGCTGATGTGCCTATCGATACAGCTCAAGGCAATGCTGCTAATAACACAACTTGTTATGCTCATACAACACCTGCAGGACATACAGTAGAATATAACGATACGCCTGGCTCAGAAAGAATAATGATTCGCCATAAGAACGGTGATGGTATAAACATTGGACCTGATGGGTCTATTATCATATCATCTAAGAGACGTATTGATAAAGCTAACGAAGACTATTTCTTAGAAGTAAAGAATGGTAATCTAAAGTTTGAAGGTAATCTTACCATTGATGTAACAGGTGATTTCAATGTTAATGTTGGTGGTGAGTATAATGTTAACTCTACTAAGAAGACAGAAGTAGTTAATGGACCATACACTAGAACAGTTACTGGAGATGATATAAAAACAGTTGATGGTAATCAGACTAATTTAGTTACTGGAGGAGGAGCTCATCAGTATCTAGAAGGTCTATCAACTGTTGTTAAAGGTGATAGTAGATATATTGTAGAAGGTCCTCACACAGAATCTATATCCGGAGTATTGACTATGACATCAGAAGCTGAAGTCGTGCTTACTTCACCTGAAGCTAACATAGCTGCTGATAACTTATCGTTGTTTGGTGATACAGGTACTATAGGTGGTGAAAATATGCAAATGTATACAATGAATTTAAGAGCTGGTGGTACAGTATACGCTGACGTTTCAATGGATACTCCAAAGGGTAATATTACCAGAGTTGCAGGAACATCAGCTCACTACACTACATTCCATGGTGATCTAAATGGTACTGCTCTAAGATCTAACATTACAGCTGCACAGAATTACCCTGATACAGATCCTGGTGGCAACACATCCGGATCTGCGTATTCATATACAAATAACTCAGCAGATGATTTAACTAATAACACAGATGAAACTGCTAAACCTACTTCTACTCTTTTAACTGATTATAGAACCAAGAGTGACAAAGGTGTGAGAGTTGTTAAGGTTGATCCAGATGATGTCCAAAAGAATAATATTGATCTATCTAAAAAGACTTCTGGCGTAACAAATAAGAATATAGATGTAGCTCAAGTAAGACGTAAGATGAGAGATCCAGCTCATAGAGATAACGTAGAGTTTACTACTCTGATGTTATCTGAAGGTAAACTATCACCAGATTATGCTAACGTATCTCCTCCTAACGTAGAAACTGTACAAGACACAGAAACACTGGTTGTACAAGGCAGTTCTGTTTTAGGCAATCCATCTCAACATCTTACTTCTAAAAGGATTATTAGATAATGGCTCTTAAATATTTACCAGATCTTAGATACTTACCTGAAGGACTTTCTAAAGTAGATTCTAATACATCACTTAATAGTGGTATTACTATGGGTAACTTTCTTAAAGGTATTACTCTAGATCACATACCTGAAGTGAAAGATAGAATACAGATAGCTCGTAATCTATTACCTCAAGCTCAAATACTAAAAGCTATTGGAGAAGATAGTAAACGATTTAGCAGACATAAACTTGTTGTTATAGAAGGTTTGTATAAAGCAGACCCTCAAGAGCAAATCACTGAGTCTGAAGCTAATACTAATTTCCTAGCAGTATCTGGACGTTCTGTAGTGTATGAGCTAAGACGTAATGATTCTATTGATAATGAAAAGACTTTTGAACTAGCTAGGTTTTTACAGACTTATCATCGAACATATGATAAACTAATATTAGATTATGATACTTACAACGAAGGTGAGTTGAATGTTCAGATTATTATTGAAATGCCAATCATACCTTCTGACTATAATGTTAAGTTTAAAGGTATAGTAGAGACACGATTTAATAATAAGATTCAAGCTACAAATCAGTTGATTGAAATAACAGAAACTCCGACAACACAATTGCAGTTCCCAGCAGACCTACCTGATGAAGTTACAGGATACTTTACCATTGGTGATGTACATGCTAGAAACTTAAAAGTGTTTGGTGGAGATCCATGGCAAACATTTGCTAGGGATGCAAGAACTTCTAGAGATCAAGATATTATTAAGAATATTAAACTAATTAAAGCTGGTGAAGTAGTTGTGATATCTGCTGGTGTCAATGATGCTATAAGCTCAAACGATACACCTACTCAGATTGCTGAAAGAGTTAAGAAAATAGTCAACACATCACATCAATTAGGTCACTCTGTCACATTCCTATTATTTAAGATAACAAGTAAAACAAATGTCAAAAGGCAATTAGAAGTAAGACAAGCTATGGTTACCTCGTTATCTGATTTGACTGATATACGGATTCTAGATTTGAATTCACCTCAATATAGTCTTGGAGTAGATGGTATTAGTTTAAGCAAAGAGTCTTATATATCAATTTCAAACGTGCTAATTTAACTTATAAATAACAGAAATAATTGGAAGACAAATGGCTATAAGAAGAGTTTTATCTACAGAAGATGGCAATCTTCAGAAGAGTACGCTGATATCCTCGCGTGCCGTAGACTATTTGGATATAGATTTAACGTTTAGTAAAAGACCTTCTGGGGACATCTATAAGAAACGAGATGCGGCTGCTGTTAAGCAATCAATAAAGAATCTACTTCTTACCGATTACTATGAAAAACCTTTTCAACCTTTCTTTGGTGGTAATCTCAGAGCCATGTTGTTTGAGTTAGCTGATGATGATACAGAAGATGAAATAAGATCAAATATTATTACAGCTATTAATAACTATGAACCTAGAGTTGAAATACAAAACATAGATGTAAATGTTCTTCCAGATCAAAATGACATGAGAGTATCAATTGTGTTTAAAATTATAAGCACAGAAGAATTAGTAACATTCACTACGAACCTATCGAGGCTAAGATAATGGCAACAACAATTAAGTCAACCAACCTAGACTTTACGTCGATCAAAAGCAACTTAAAAACATTCTTAGCTCAACAAGATGAGTTTGCGGATTACAATTTTGAGGCTTCTGGGTTATCTAACATACTAGATGTGTTAGCATACAACACTCACTACAATGGATTGATTGCTAACTTTGCTTTGAACGAGTCATTCCTCGGGACTGCGCAGCTGAGAAGCTCTCTGGTATCGTTAGCCGAAGGTATTGGTTACATTCCTAAGTCAAAGTCAGCATCAAGAGCTACAGTTAACTTCTCTGTTAATCTAACTTCATTAGCAGAAAGACCCACAACTATATCATTAGCTCCAGGCGTTGTGTTTGAGAGTTCTATAGACGATATAACATACACATTTCAAACAAGAGAAACGGTTGAAGCATCTGATGATGGATCTGGTATCTACCAGTTTAAAAACATTGCTGGCACAACGGATATAGAAATATTCGAAGGTGCGCAAAGAACAAAAATATTCATTGCCGATGCCGTATCTCAAGATGCTCTTTACATTATACCAGATAAGAATATGGATATCGATACAGCTATTATTAGGGTGTACGAAAGTCCAACATCAGTAGCTTTTAACACATATCAAAACTTGAAAGATGCTACTCTTATAAATGCTGCCACAGCTCTTTATATCTTAAAAGAGTCTCCTAACGAGTTCTTTGAATTATCATTTGGTGATGGTGTTACGTTTGGTGTTACTCCAAAAGCGGGATATAAAATAGAAGTAGATTATCTTTCTGTACAAGGACCCACAGCTAACGATGGTACATTGTTCACCCCTACAACACAGGTTAATGTGGGTGGTACAGGATATACCATATCAGCTCAGACTGTTACCAACTCTCTTGGTGGAGATATAAAAGAGACTAACCAGTCTATTAGAACAAATGCTCCATTCCAGTACGCTACTCAGAATAGAATGGTTACTGCAGATGACTACTCATCTCTTGTATTAAGAAACTTCTCTACACTAATAAAAGATATCAAATCCTTTGGGGGAGAAGATGCTCTTAAACCTGAATTTGGTGCTGTGTTTATGTCTATTGTATTTGAAGATGATGTGTTACCTGGTACTCAAACAGTTACTAAAAACAGCATACAGGAGTTGGTAGATCAACTGTCGATTGTATCATTTAGATTAAAGTATGTAGATCCAACTACCACGTTCATAGAAACAAACACGTACTTTCAGCTTAATCCTAAACTCACTACACTATCGTTAAACAGCATCACCGATAGTGTTAATAGTGTGGTAAGAAATTACTTTGCTGGTAACACAGGTAAGTTTGGACAGGCTTATAGACGTTCAAACCTACTCTCTCTAATAGATGACGTTTCACCAGCTGTGCTTTCTTCTCGCATGGAAGTTAAAATGCAACAAAGAGTTGTCCCAAGGTTAGATGCTCAGAATGATTTTAATATAAGATTCCCTGCTTCTATTGCTCCTGCCGATGATGTTTTACATATAGTTAACAGTACACCGTTTAATATAGACAATAGGGCGGGTAAAATAAGAAACAAGTTAAACAGCAATAAGCTTGAAGTTGTGACCTTAGATGGGTTAACAACAATTGTTGATAATATAGGAAGCTTTAATGCCATTGATGGTACTTTATCTATAGTAGGTTTTAAACCCAGCAGTATTATTGGAGCGGTTAACTACATTAAAATAAGTGTCACTCCTGCTAATCAAAGTGCCATTGCTCCTCAAAGAGAAGATATTCTTGAATTTGATGAAGATCCATCATTTGCATCAGCAGTAACAGTAGAGTCAGTGTAGTATGCCTAGAGATTATACCTTAAAAGATAACTTGCGTAGAGACTACAGGTTCACTGACCACCATATGGTTGACCAAGTCCTACCGGATTATTTTAAAGCAGATTTTCCTAAATTGATAAAGCTTCTTGAAGCGTACAATCAGTTTGAAGACTCAGATCAGTCTCCTGCTAGGCTTGTACACGATGTTATTACTGCAAGAGATATTACAGCTAATGATTTATCTCTGTTATCTTTTATAGAAGATGAATTGCTTCTAGGTCAATCTTACTTTGAAGGATTTGAAAATAAGAGAGCAGCGGCTAAGTTCTCTAACAACCTTTATAGATCTAAAGGTACTCTATACTCTATACAACAGTTCTTTAGAACATTCTTTGGTGTTACTCCAGATGTGCGATATACTAAAGAAGATAGGTTTATGGTAGGGGAAACTGATTCTAAAATAGGATTTAATTCTCAAAAGTTCTTAACAGATGATAAACTATACCAAGCATTTGCTATTTTAATTAAAGCTGACATCCCTATTGATAAATGGAGAGAAGCTTATAAGCTTTTTGTACATCCAGCTGGAATGTATGTTGGAGGTCAAGTATTACTTGAAGCTACAGGAAGCTTTAGCTTTGGTATAATGCCAGACTTTGAAGATATCAATATTGATCCAGTTGTACAAGGTGAAGCTTCTCTTGGTACTCCAACACTTCTTACAGACTTAACTGGCGAAGTAGATTCAGCTGGTAGAGGCACATACGCTAAACTTAGAATTGATCTCCCAGGCTCTGTTGAAGAAATTCAAAATATATCTATTGACGAGATCAATCAGAACTACAGATCTATTAGTGAACTTATCGGAACTAGCTCACCAAGTATGGATGGTGATTCTGCAACCAACGTTGCTGACATGTCTCAGGATAGAGCAATATTTGATACTATGGATGAAGTTAAATATACTTACTATGATTCAGATTCAGCATAATAACCATTATAAATAATACTAACCACAGATACGGATTTAGCAATGGCAAGACAGAACATTAATAGAGGCACCACAGCCAATGATGGTACAGGCGATACGCTTAGGATCGCTGCCGGTAAGATAAACGATAACTTTGGAGAACTATACAACCTTCTTGGTGGTGATAGTGCTCAGGTTACTACAAAGATGTCTTTATCGGACAACGGGTTAATCTTTAAAGGACTAACTTATAATACCACGCTAGGTTTTGTAGAAGGCTCTGCTGCTGTATCAATCAACCTTCCTAACGAAAGCGGCACTGTTGCTCTTGTGGGTGGTACACAAACACTTGTTAATAAAACATTAACCGACCCTCTCTTAACTCTACCTCAGATTAACGACACGTCAGCTGATCATCAGTATATATTTGGTGTGAGTGAATTAGCTGCGGATAGAACTGTTACACTACCTCTATTGGGTGCTAGTGATGAGTTTACGTTCAATGCGCACGCACAGACATTAACCAATAAGACATTGACAGCACCTAGTATTGTGAATCCTCAAATCTCAGGACACATCAATGATATCAATGGTGCTGAAGTGTTTGAAATTACAGCATCGGCAAGTGCGGTTAACCATCTTCATGTATCAAATGCTGCTACTGGAGGCATTCCTCAGATTGCGGCAAACGGATCTGATGCAAATGTTGGTATTGGTTTGTCAGGTAAAAACGATGGGCTCGTACACATACAAACGGGTGTAAGATACAGATCAGAAACTGTTAACGCTAGTGCTCAAGCTATCAATTTGCAAAGAGCAATGTCAATCTTTAACCTAAGCACCGCATCAACAGCTACATTAGCTAACGGCACTTTTGTTGGGGAAACAAAAACATTTGTTAATAGAGCTGTGGGAGCGGTTACCGTGACTCCTACAACATTCTTTAACGGTACTAGCTTTACAGTAAAACAATACGGTATAGTAAACTGTGTGTGGATTGATAATACAGATGGGTGGATGTTAATGATGCCTAAATTGTACACATCAAGTGATACAGCAGCACTATACTATATAACAGCATAAGAGATATAACATGCCAGCAATTATTACAGATAGATTCAAAAAAGAAATTCTTTTAAACCTTCAAGCTGATATTGACAGCGCAGCAAACAATTTTTATGTTACTGTGGGTAGACCCATTGATTGGAATGGTACCGACACCGCTCCAACTCCCACCAATGCTATTAGAACAGTTCGAGATGCTCGGCACAACATGACAGCTATTAAGAATGTTGAAGCTCACTCGTTTGTTATACCAAGATACACATGGTCCTTAGGAGCAATATATCAAGCTTATAATGATAATTCTGTGGGACATCCTTCAAATAGTTTCTATGTGGTTACAGATGAAAATAACGTCTATGTTTGTCTTGAAGCGGGTCAAACAGCTTTGGGTCAATCAGTTACATCTACTGTTAAGCCTTCTGGTACATTAAACACAGCGTTTGAAACGGCTGATGGATATGTATGGAAGTTCTTGTACTCTATTGGTGCTTTGAGAGCATCACAGTTCTTATCAGCTAACTTTATGCCAGTAACTGTTTTTGGTCCATTTGACTCTGATGATCCAGCTGATCACGTTGAGCAAGTTGGTGTTCAAAATGCTGCTTCTCCTGGAGAAGTGGTTGGATATCAAGTACTGTCTGGAGGTTCTGGCTATACAACAGTACCTACAGTACAAGTTATAGGTAACGGAGTAGCTGCAAGCGCAACCGCTACTGTTAGCGGTGGTGCTGTAACAAAGATTAATGTTAAAGACTCTGACGGAAACAAAGCACATGGTAGAAACTTTACACAAGCTTATATTAAAATTACAGGTGGAAATGGTTCTGGAGCTGTAGGAAGACCCATAATTGGTCCTAAAGCTGGCTTTGGCGCTGATCCAAGAGATGATCTTAAAGCAACAGCAATGATGTTTACCGCTAAACCATCTGGTGATGAAGGATCTAATTGGGTGATAGGTAATGACTTTAGACAAGTTACTCTTATTAAAAATATAGAACTACCAGATTCTGATGCTTTATACACAGGTGTTACCGGTAATGCGCTGAGACGTATGAAGTTCTCAAATGGAGCACCTAGTTTTACAGCAGATAAAACCTTGGTGGGGAATTCTTCAGAAGCAAGGGCTTATGTTGTAAAAACTGACTCGGATGAAGTTTGGTATATCCAAGATTCAGATACAGGATTTGAACCATTTACAGAAGGTGAAGTTGTAGGAGAAGCAGACGGCTCTGGTAGCGGTACTCTAGAAGCAGCCGGTGTTGATGCTGATGCTAATACTTACCTAAACGGAGATGTGGACACTTCTACGGGTGAAATAATGTATATAGATAATAGAGCAGCAATACAAAGATCAGCAGATCAAACAGAAGATATAAAAATTATTATCCAACTTTAATGGAAGACTAATATGGTAAAAGCATTTACATCCGAAATATTCTCATCTACTTACAGGGATGACTTTACAGACAGTGACAACTTTCACAGGATTCTGTTTAACAGTGGACGTGCTTTACAAGCTCGCGAGCTCACTCAATTGCAAACTATTATGCAAACAGAGCTTGGTCGATTAGGGAAGCACATCTTTAAAGAAGGTGCATCTGTAAATCCCGGTGGAGTTACTGTAAATAATGAATATGAATTTATTAAACTAGATACTTCTGTTCTTCCTCTTCCTGCTATTATTACAGACTTGGTTGGAGTAGAGTTTACATCTGACAGCTTAGTTAAATTTAAAGTGATTGAAGTTCTTGCAGCTACTGCAAGCGATCCTGCTACACTATATGTTACTTACACAGACACAAAAGCAGTTGCCGCTTCTGTTGCTAATTCAACTTCAATAAGAGCTGCGGCTGGTGAAGCTATAAGCTCATCAAGTTATAGTTTAGCTGTTCAAGCAACCAATACTGTGTCTAACCCAGCAGTTGGACAAGGTACTAAAGCCTCTATCCATGCTGGTGATTTCTTTGCTCAGGAACACTTTGTTTTTGCTAGACAACAGTCGCTGATTATTTCTAAGTATACTACTAACCCAACCGTAAGATTAGGTTTTAAAGTTACTCAAGACATTGTTACATCTTCTGATAACTCTGCTTTATTCGATAACCAAGGAGCTACTCCCAATCTATCATCACCCGGTGCAGATAGGTATAGAATAAACTTAACAATTGCTGACTTGGCGTATGTAGATTCATCCGAAAACTTTATTGAAGTTGTTAATATTGTTGGAGGGTTTATTCAATCTCAAGTAGGCGCTAATGACAACTACAATCAAATTGCAAATGTTATGGCACGACGGACTAAAGAAGAGTCTGGCGACTACATTGTAAAACCTTTCGAGCTCGAGTTTGAAACTAATGACTCCGATACAAGTAAGATAAACTATATTGTAAGCTCAGGTATTGGTTATGTGGATGGTTATAGAGTAGCCACTTCTGGTCAGACAGCTATTGTTGTATCTAAGCCTCGAACAACTACAGCAGAAAACAATGAAGTAGTAGCTGCTAACTATGGTAGTTATATTATTGTGTCTGGTGGTAAGGGTATTCCTAATATTAACGAACTGCAGATTATGAATTTACGATCTGCTGTTACTCACGGTGGCTCAACAATTGGTACAGCTAGAGTTCGCCACGTAGAAGAAGATGGTGCTAACTACAGATTGTATATATTTGACATTGCGATGGGCTCAGGTCAGAACTTTGCAGATGTTAAATCAATTGGTACAGGCACTACAGACTTCTTTAACTTGGTTTTAGAAATAAATAAAGCAGTTTTAAAAGACGCTGCAAACAGCTCTCTATTATTTGAATTACCTAATACTAGACCTCAGTCTATATCTGATATTTCTCTCACGGTACAGAGACGATTTACTATACCAAATACAGGTGGTACTGGTACTGGGTCTTTATCAGTTCCAGCAAATGGTGAAACCTTTGCGGACACAAACTTGTGGGTAATGGGTGCATCTGATTCAGACATAGACACTGGAGCAACAATAACCGGTGCTGGTACTGATACAGTAAGCATCACAGGAATTGCACCTAACCAAACTTCTTATGAAGTTCTTGCTTATGTTAACAAATCGGCTGGAACGGTAAGAACTAAAACTCTTACAGAAAGAGCTCAAACTTTTACTACAGCGACAGATGCTGATAGTGATGGTACTGGCAACATCACAGGTTACACATTTGATAAACCAGATATCTTCTCATTTGATATACTTGCTGAAACAGATTCTGCTGGTGAAAATAAAGCATCTATATTTGAAACAGACAACGGACAAAGAGATAACTTCTACACCAATGGTAAATTAAATCTAGTTGCAGGCAGTACACCTCCCACCACTCTCTATGTTAAGTACAAATATTTTGAGCATGGATCTGGTGGCGACTTCTTTGCAGTTAACTCGTACACGGGTCAAGTTAGCTATGAGAACATTCCTAACTTTACTAGATCTAGTGGTGATATAATTAATCTGCGTAACGTTGTTGATTTTAGACCTGTAGTTAATACATCAGGAACTTTTGGTTCAGGTGCTAAGATAAATGAATTACCAAGACCCACTGATCTTATCACTATGGATGTTAACTATTACCAAGGTCAAGCTGCTAAAGTAGTTATAGGCAATAACGGACAACTTCAAGTTATAAAAGGTGATGCTGCAATTAATCCAGAGCTGCCTAAGTCTCCAGAAAATACATTAGATTTATTTAACGTAGTTATGAATCCGTTTATGATAGATGATAATGATATCAATAGTGAACAGCTTACATATAAGCGATTTACAATGGCTGATATAGGTAAGCTAGAACAGCGAGTATCAAGCTTAGAAGAAACAACGGCTCTTTCATTACTAGAATTAGAAACATCTCAGTTTGACATATTTGATGCTAATGGTTTGAGTCGTACTAAGTCAGGCTTCTTTGTAGATAACTTTGCTGATCAAACAAGAACATTTACAGCAAGCCCTGAATCTAAATCAGCTATTGATCCGGTACTACAAAGCATGAGACCCCAGTTTAGTAATAGAAATACTAACCTCTTCTATGATAGTGATGCTTCTGATAACTTTAATGTTCGTATTAAAGGCGACAATGTCATGCTTGATTATGATGATGTCGATTATATCTCTAATGATTTTATAACAGGCATAGAAAATGTTAACCCATTCTCTGTTGTATTAAAAAGAGGCTTTATGGAGATATCTCCTACTTCAGATGAATGGTTTGATACAGAATTTACTCAACCTATTGTTGTTGATGGTGGATTTGTTCAAGGTAGTGTTGTTGGTAGTGTATGGGATGACTGGAGCTTTAACTGGTCTGGTGTTAAAAAGGACCTTAAAGTTGGACAATCTTTAGGAATTAATACGGGTAGTAACTTTACAAGTGGTACTCAAATAAAACGTACTGATAAAGAAATAAAAATTTCCGGTATCAAAACGAAAACTGAATTTATAGATGAAGAAGGTGTGGAGGTTAGTCGTGCATTCTTACCACATATGAGAACACGCAAGATCTTCTTTAAAGCCCAAGGTTTAAAACCTAATACAAGACATTATCCATTCTTTGGATTAAAAGCGGTTGACCCATGGGTTAAGAAAGAAACTTTCCAAAGATCATCTAGTGTTAATCAAGATTGGAGTACGGGTTATAATAAACTTACTGCGCATCCAGATGGTAATACAGCTGTATTAGAGACGAATGCTGATGGTGAACTGTCAGGTTCCTTCTTCTTACCCAATACAAAAGATATTAAGTTTACCTCTGGTGACAAAGCATTTACTTTAATTGATATTAGTAAAAATAATGAAGAAGATTGTACTTCTATAGCAACCGCTAAATATTACGCTCAAGGTGTAATAGTTCACAGACAACAAACAGTTCTATCTACTAGATCTACTGATCTAGAAGTAACAACAAGTACAACAGTTGTAGGTGTTGTTCAAGGTACTAACTATCCTGGTGGCAGCAACAATAGTGATAATGATAATACTCCTACTGGTCCTGGAACTGTGTATAAGGATGGTGTGTTTTATAAACATAACCCGGTAGTACCAGTACATCCTTTTTCTTCTGGTAATTCTGGAGCAAAAAAATCTACATGTAGTAAAGATCCTCTAGCTCAATCATTCACAGTTGCTGAAACGTCTGGAGTCTTCATTACTAAGATAGAAGTAAGATTCCAATCTAAACCTGCTATAGGTAAAACTCCTATTGTTGCTCAACTAAGACCAATGGTTAACGGTATACCTTCAGCTAAAGATGCTGTACCAGGCTCAACAATATTTAAGAGTCCAGATGCAATTACAGTATCAGAAGACGGCTCAGCAATAACAACGTTTACTTTAGAAGAGCCTGTATATCTATCAGGTGATGAAGAGTATTGTATAGTTCTATTATCTGACTCTAACGAGTACAATGCATTTGTAGCAGAAGCTGGTAAGTTCATTCTTGGTTCAACTGAGAAAAAATTAACTAAACAAGCTACACTAGGTTCACTATTTAAATCTCAGAATGGTAAAACTTGGGAACCAGATCAAACTAAAGACTTAACATTTAAATTAGTTCGTGCTAACTTTGCTGCTGGTGGTACTGTAATTTTACAGAACAGTAGTCCAGCAAATGTTAATGTGGCCAATGCTATAAAGACAACTAATACTTCTAACTCTATGCAAATATTGTTAGCTGATCACGGGTTTATTGTAGGCAGTAAAGTTCAGATTACTGGTGCTTCATCAGTAGGTGGTATACCAGCTTCTCAGCTAAATGCAATTCATACTGTGACACACATTTCAGGTGATGAGTTTAAATTTACAGTTGCTTCAAATGCTACAAGTACTACGATAGGTGGGGGAGACTTCACTATTGAAAGACAGCATATGTTTGAACTTGCTAGGGTTGGAGTAGAGAATATACTACCTCCTGCAACTGCTATAAACGCTAGTGCTAGATTAACATCTGGTAAGTCTACTGCTGGTACAGAAACAGCTGAGCAAGTAGAAACAAGCTACACTCCTATTGCTATTAACAAAAATGTATACTTTAACTCACCTAAACTTTTAGCTACATCTAGAAATGAAACAGATAGAATGTCTGGTAACTCTTCTGCTTTAATTAAGCTTGAATTAGCTGCTGGTAATTCATTTGTATCACCAGTTGTTGACTTACAGAGAACATCTCTTACAACAGTACACAACAGGATTGATCAAAACAGTTCTTTTAATAGTGTAGAAGAAACAAACTCAATTGGTGGGACGACATTAGCTAAACACGTAACAAAACCAGTAACACTCTCGGAAAAAGCTAAAGGTTTAAAGATATTGTTATCTGCTAATAAACCATCCGCTAGTGACTTCGATGTTTACTTCAGAACAAATAGTGGTGGTGATTTATTAACATCTTCATATACATTGATAGCTCCTGAAACAGGAATACCAGCAAGTGATAATCCTCTAATCTTTAGAGACTATAGATATCTACCTGGTGGCATTGGTGGCGACCTCAATGACTTTGATCAGTTCCAAATTAAAATAGTAATGAGATCATCCAACAACGCAAAAGTTCCTACATTTGGTGACTTGAGAGTTATAGCATTGACGGTGTAATATGGATAGAGTGAAAGTAGAAGGTCACACAGATCTTGTTCGTGATATGAATAGTGGTGCTGTTATTAGTATAAATAGTACAGAAGCTGAAAATGCTAGACAACGAAAGTATCGACAGCAATTAGAAGAACAAGAACAAAGAGAACTTAAATCTGACGTGGATCAATTAAAGAATGATATTAGTGTTATAAAAGATTTACTGACAAAACTAGCAGAGAAGTAAGATATGCCAAAGCAAATTGTAAACATTAGTGATACAGTAAAGACATTCCAAGAGAAGGTAAACATAATCTCAGCTGATGTGGGTTGGAGAGGTAATCTTACAACCACACAAGACTCTGATGTTGTAGGAGCTATCAACGAACACGATGCTGAGTTGGGAACAATAACATCAGCTGCAATGGGTACTACTGCTGGTACAGTATCAACAGCTATAAACGAATTAGACACAAGACTAGACTCAATCAACGATACACTGATTAACTCAGCTAAGTTACACATGAGAGACTCTAGTGCTACTAACACTATAAAGGGCGGTTTAGACGTCCATAGCAACGTGGACATCGGTGGTGACTTGCAGGTCGACGGTACTCTTACCGTGGACGGTGTTGTTAACATGAAGGCCGGTTCAAACGGATCAGTCACCCTAGGAGATGCTAATACAGACAACGTTGTATTCTCAGCTGACATTAATTCTAATATTATACCCAACACAGATAATACATATGACCTAGGATCATCTGCTCAACAATGGCGTGACATACACATTCATGGTACAGGTAATATTGATACTGTATCTGCAGATGATATCACTGTATCTAATACTCTAGATGTAAACACTTCTGCTACAATAGCTACAGCTAAGATTGAAGATCTTACATCTGGTAGAGTAGTACTAGCAGGCACCGGTGGTGAACTAGAGGATAATGCAAACTTAACATACAACGGTACTCTTCTTACGGTAACGGGAAATGCTAAAGTAACAGGTACCTTAGATGTAGATACAAACGCTACTATTGCTTCTGCAAAGATCGAAGACTTAACACCTGGTAGACTCACATTTGCGAGTACTGGTGGAGAGCTTGTTGATGATGCAGATTTAACATACAATACTACTACAGATACGTTTGCAACATCTAAAATAGACATTGGTGTTCAAGCAGACTTGGCAAGTGCTAAGGTAGAAGACTTAACCGATAATAGAGTTGTTATTGTAGGTACAGGTGGTGAACTAGAGGATCATTCAGGCTTTACCTTTGATGGTACAAATCTAAATGTGGGTTCAACAGCTATAGCTCATGCTACTGGTGATACACAAATAGGACGTGACCTAGACGTAGCAAGAGATTTAGAAGTTGTTGGAGACTTACAAGTAGGTGGTAATGTAACATCTACCGGTTGGGCTCTAAAGATTGCTGCTGAAACTGGAACAATAGATAATATTACGCTAGGTGATACAATCACATTCGAAGCTGGCGAAGGTATCAACACAACAGTATCAAACAATAAGATTAACATTACTGGTGAGTTAGCAACAACAACTAACAAAGGTGTTGCATCATTCGCTGCAGCAGACTTTAATGTATCATCTGGAGCTGTATCGATTGCTTCAATTGGTAACACACAAATAGACAATAGTTACATTAACATCGCTGCTTCTTCTGGTACGGCTAACGCAGTTAATCTCGGAGAGACATTTACAATTACAGCAGGTGAAGGTATTGATACATCAGTATCAGGTAATACTATTACAGTTGCTGGTGAGCTTGCTACAACATCTAACAAAGGTGTTGCATCGTTTAGTTCGGATAACTTTGCGGTTAACTCAGGTGTAGTCACAGTTAAAAATAACGGCATTATACTTGGAACTGAAACTGTTGGTAACTATATGTCTGGTATTTCAGGCACAACGGATGAGATTACAGTAGTACACAGCGCTGGTGAAGGGTCGTCAGCAACAATATCTCTACCAGATGACGTCATTATAAGTCGTAATCTTACGGTTACTAACGACCTCACCGTTACTGGAGACTTTGTATTACAAGGTGCTACTGTTATATCTGCTCATAAATTTAAAATGGGAGAGCCAACTGCAGGAACTCCTACAATAGACGGTGTGATATCAATTGATAGAGGTAGTTCAGATAGTGCTCAGCTAGTATGGAGCGAATCTTTAGATAGATGGCAAGCTGGTACTATTAACGATATGCAGCTTATTGCTCTGGAGAATGATAGCGCTAACTTTACTCAACTCTCAGTAGACAATAACCTAATCGTTACAGGTAACCTAGAAATTAGAGGTACAACTACTACTGTTAACACAACAGATGTTAACATTGCTGATAACTTAATTGTATTAAATAGCAACCACACAGGTGCACCATTAAGTACTCTAAGATCTGGTTTAGAAATTGAACGTGGTAGTGCTACTAATGCTAAACTACAATATAACGAGAGTACTGATCAGTGGGAATTCACAGGACCTAAGACAGGTACATTAGCTGTTACTGACGATATAGAAAATGCTACTATTACTCTTACAGCTGGTACAGATTTATCTACAGGTGGTAATTTCACTACTAACCAAGGTAGTAACGAGACTGTTACTATCAACCATGCTAACATAACAAGAACAAATACTACAACAACTGCTGCTCCTGGTTATGGAGCTACATTCACAGCTATTGATACTCTTACAACAAATGCAAGAGGACACGTAACTGGAGCTCGTACTAAGACAATTACTTTACCGGCTGCATATTCACATCCAACATTTAACGGTGATGACTTCTCTGTAGATACTGGTGCTTTAACAGGTGCTACTGTAGTCTCAGATATCGACATTAACGTAACAACTGATGGTAACGGTCACGTAACAGACGCTAATGGTTCTGTAGCTACTAGAACCCTTACACTAGCAAATCTAGGATACACTGGTGCTACAAATGCTAATAACTATTCATTACCTTTAGCAACTAACACTGTTAGAGGTGGTATTGAATTATTTAATAATACTGATCAATCAGTAGCAGCTAATGCAGTTACAACCACTGCTAGTAGAACTTATGGTTTACAGCTTAACTCTGCAAATCAAGGTGTTGTAAACGTACCTTGGGTTAATACAGTATACTCACATCCTAACCACACTGGTGATGTTACATCTTCTGGCGATGGCGCTACAACAATTGCAAATGATGCGGTTACTTATGCTAAGATGCAGAACTTAGGAACAGCTAATAGAGTATTAGGAGCAACAGCTGCAGGAGTTATTGGTGAGACACAGATACAGACTGCAATGATTGCTACAGATGCTGTAACTGGTGCTAAGATTGCCGACAATACAATTAACTCAGAACATTATGCAGCTGGTTCAATTGATAATGAACATATTGCTGATAATGCAATTAACTCAGAACATTATGCAGCTGGTTCAATTGATAATGAACATATTGCTGATGATGCGGTTGGTGCAGATGAATTAAAAAGTGTTGTTTCTTTAATAATATATAACAGTGCAGGAACAGCATTAAAGACATTGTATGGCGCAGGAAGCTAATTAGATGACTGTAAGAACTCCACTCATTCTTGATGGGTCTAATAATCTTATCGAGATGACAACGGCTCAGATAAATGCTGTTAAGAATAGATGTAGATATTTGTATGGATCGGATCCGTCTGTTGCACTATCAATAGTAACATCTGGTGGTAGCTTAGGATCTTTTGCTGATACCAGACTTAGAAGTGGAGCTGCTTCAGAAAGTGCTGGTAACCAATCAGAAGGTATTCAAGATGCTGATCCTACAAACGCTGATTATCCTCAAGAATCTTCAACAGCGGAACCAGCGGCATTTAATGCTACTACCTATTCTAAAGTTGACCAGAATGCATCTGATACTGATGCGAGTGCAGATACTGACAATGTGGCTTTTCCTATATATCAAACAAGTGGTAATATTCAAGCCATGTCTTTAACTGATGTATATGATACTTTTATTAAACCTGCTTTGACTACAATAGCTAGTGCTGTTGGTCAACCAGGAACTTATAGAATGCATACAAGCAATTCTTTATCTGGATATACAAATCTTGGATTAGTATTTACTGACACTAGAGCTAACACAGGTGCATTTACTGCTGCACAAATTGGAAATCCAGGAACTTTTCAACAACATGGAACTAGCATACAAAGTTTTTACTTGTTGTCAAAGGATAACATAGCAGCGCCGTCTATGGAACAAATGTTGTTTATTAGAAACTCTGATAAGAATATAGAAGAATACACTCAAGCAGAAATGGATACTTTTTTAAAGAATAGTATGCGTCACGTAGCATCTGAAGTGACTGGTTCAAAGATTAGGTATAAATTAGATACAGGTACAGACGATGTGCAATTAGGATCAGGTATAGTAGATACTATATTGACTGGTGGAGATGGAGTGTATACACAGTATCGTCCAACTGCAAATGAGTATAGAGCGCAAGAGTTTCCAGACGGAACAGCTGCAACAGCTGCTACATATAATTTAAGAATGTATAGAGCATAGGAAAAAAAATGTTAGGATTAGAAGGATATAGTGTTAAGTCAGCCTTTTTTAGAGACAGTGCAAGAACTGTAGTAGAAGTTGTGTGGGAACATTTAGATGCTGAAGAGAAGGATCAAGTAGAATATATTAATGCTGCAATTGATAGTAGCGGTGCAGCAGCTGATGCTTCTCCAGAATGGACTAACCTATTAAAGCATATCGATATTGCTACAATACATA